ATCAGACTGGCGTTGTGTCTTTGGCACACCCGGTGCATAAAACAGTTTCATGTGAAACATTTAAGGGCGGCTTCCATGCCGCCCTTTTTTAATGTATAATTATTTATCCCTGACAGCCGCATGGTGTGGCTGACACTAGCCTAGACAGGAGATTAAATTGGCTAATACTACTTTTAACGGTCCCGTCCGTTCAGAAAACGGTTTTAAAACAATCATCAAAAATAGCACAACGGGTGCTCTTACTAACGAAATGACTTTGTCAACTTATACAGCAACTATTACCGTTGCTGCTACAGGCACTTCACATAAAGAAGCCTCAATTGGCATTCCTTCAAATTTCATTCCAATGGGCGTTGCTATTACAGTTACAGGTGCCGCAGCAAATGCTGTAAACTTGGTTGATATTGGAACAGATGCAGACACAGATGGTTTTGTGGATGGGATTACTGTTGCTATCAACTCAACAGGCTTCAAGGGTTTCTTCCCCTGTAACGGTGTTCTTGGCATGTCTGGTGGAGCAACTACAGCCGCCACAGAGACAGCCGATGAAGTTGAGGTCGTAATTTCTGGCGCAGCAGGTGCGGGTTGCGTATTATCTCTGAAGTTCTTTGGTATTGCTTCTGATTCACCAACTGCCTAATAGGAGTATTCAATGGCTGATTCTGATGTAAAATCAAAACGGATTACGGCTACAGGCTCCTTGGCTGTTGGCCCTGCCCGTATTCGTCAGATACAGTTGAAGACAGCGTCTGGAACTCCTCGTCTTACCATCACTGATGCTAGTGGTGGTTCGACGGTCTTAGACTTGGACTTTAACGCATCTACGACACATTCTGTGAATATTCCCGCAGAAGGTATTCGTGTGAGCGATATTTTTGTAAGCACTCTCACAAATATTACAGCGGCTACGATATTCTTCAATTAACGGGGTTAATATGGCAGAGCGCAAAAAAGACAAAATGCCTGCTCGAAACAAAAAGAATTTCCGCCCCACTAAAGCTGGGGCGGGGATGACTAAAGCTGGAGTGGCGGCATACAGACGAGCTAATCCTGGGTCAAAGTTAAAAACTGCCGTTACAGGGAAAGTCAAAAAAGGGTCAAAGGACGCAAAACGACGTAAATCTTTTTGTGCAAGAAGCGCGGGTCAAATGAAAAAATTCCCAAAGGCAGCAAAAAACCCAAACAGCCGCTTGCGGCAAGCAAGGCGGAGATGGAAGTGTTAAACGTGAATAGTCTTATCGGCGGTGCAACTCTAGGATTTATAGGCTGGATAGCCTTTTCTGTGGTTGATTTGAAGACCGAGACTGCTGTTATAGCGGTTAAGGTGGATCAGAACCATAAGATGTTGGCTGAACTTTGGGACTATTATTTACAGGAGAGGGTCAATGGCGATATCGCGTGGGCAACTCGCAAACCAAATATCCAAGCCTCCGATGAAAGGTCGTAAAAAAATGAAGGGAAATTCAACTCCAAAAGGTTTAACATACTTCCGAAAAGGAGGAGCGGCCTCAAAAAAATCAAAGGGGAGCAAAATTTGCCCTGCAGGAAAAGCATGGGCTAAACGCACTTTTGACACTTATCCCTCAGCGTATGCGAACATGGCAGCATCTAAATACTGTAAAGATCCAAATTACGCTAAAGGGGCTAAAGGAAAGAAAAAGTAATGGGGGAGCTTAAAAAATGGCGAGAACAGAATTGGGTAAGAATTGATAGTTCCGGCAATATCAAAGGTGCCTGCGGTACATCTAAAGACAAAAAGAACCCAGACCGCTGCCTACCAGCTTCAAAAGCGAGAAGCCTCTCAAAATCTCAAAGAGCGTCTACAGCGCGAAAGAAAAAGAGAGAGGGAGCAAAAGGCAAGACAGTTGTATCAAACACAAAGGCTGCTAAAGTTACAAAACTTGCCAATGGTGGAGCCGTTAAGCGTCCGTTCCGTGGTAAAAAGGTGGCTGGTACGGCTGTGGCGAGGGGATGCGGGGCAGTCTTAAACGACCGCAGGAAAAGGACAAAGGGCTCCGTTACACAATTTTGAGGTCAAAATGGACTTTGAAACCGAAGAGGCCATTAAACGCGAAATGCGAGAATGGTCAGCTCACGCCTTAGAAATACCAAACGAGTATTACAACAATCTTCCTGCCTGCCCATATGCAAAAAAAGCTTGGGCAGATGAGAAGGTTGGATTTTCTTTTAAATACAACGACAGTTGGCAACCTTTGTATACTCTTGTGTCTACTTGGGACGACAGCAAAGACGTTGTAATCCTTATAGATTTTGCACCGCTGCCCCTTGATACAATGGACGAATACTTAGACGGTCTTAATAAAGCCATTTCTGAAGGGTTTTTTATTAACAAAGACATGTTTTTAATGGGCTTTCATCCTGAAGACGAAGGCAATGAGATGCTTGACAACGATGGGTTTGAATCGACTGTTGATTCGTCTTATGCTATGGTATTCTTACAACGACTCTCCAAATTACAGGAGGCTTCAAATTCGTTGAGGAAGCAGGGTTATTATACAAATTGTCAAGAGTATTATAACGCTGATTTTTTGTATGAACAGAGGAATCACTTTTATAGGAAGTTGAAAAATGGTCAAAAAAGCAAAGAAGATGATGCGCGGTGGTGCCGCGAAGAAGATGATGCGCGGCGGTGCGGCCAAAGCCAAGAAAAAGCCCACAATGATGCGCGGCGGCGGAATGGCTAAAGCAAAGAAGATGATGCGTAAAGGCGGCAGGGTTAAAAAGTAATGACTACCTCTGGGTCAAAAAACTTTGAGCTTCAAGTCGATGATTACATCGAAGAAGCTTTTGAACGGTGCGGGCTCGAATTTAAGACGGGATACGATGCCCGCACCGCAAAACGCTCTCTTAATCTGCTTCTTGCAGATTGGGCCAACCGTGGTTTAAATCAATGGACAATTAAACAGCGCACTTTGTCTTTAACCCAGGGAACCTCTTCATATGATTTAGACGCTGATGTAATTGACATTTTATCTGCTGTTTGCCGCAGAAGTAACGCAGATTTAACTTTAGGAAGAATAAGTCGGCAAGACTATTTAGTCCTCCCAAATAAAACAACTCAGGGACGACCCAGTCAGTTTTTTTTGGATCGTCAAGTCACCCCAAAACTTTTTTTATACAATTCCCCTGAAAACGCAACAGATACAATTATCTATGATGCTTTAGTAAGAATGGATGATGCGGACCAGCTCGACAATACATTAGACATGCCTTTTAGGTTTTACCCTTGTTTAGCTGCAGGGCTAGCTTATTATGTCTCGATAAAAAAGGCTCCTGAAAGAGTGCAGCTATTGAAAGCAATTTACGATGAGGAGTTTGAGAGAGCTCGGGCAGAAGACAGAGACAGGTCCTCTTTTAACATTTCACCTAACTATCAATATTTGAGGGTGAACTAATGGCCTCTTTTGCTGCAGGGAAAAAAGCATATTTTATTTCAGATAGATCTGGGTTTAGGTATCCTTATTCTGATATGAAAATCGAGTGGACTGGGGCTGCGGTAGGGCCAGATGAGTTTGAAGCCAAGCACCCGCAATTAACGCCCAGACGCCACAGTGCTGACCCCCAAGGGCTAAGAATGGCAAAACCTGACCGCACAGAACCTGCGGTTATTCGTTTGTTAACTCCAAACTGTTTTCAAAGCGGGGATTTAGGTACTTCTGTAATTACAGTAACAGAGCCCTCGCATGGGAGAAGCACTTCAGACGCGGTAAGATTCCGCAAGGTAAATGGGTTCGACGGGTTCACTAAAGCATCTTTAGAGAATGTTGCAGGTTTTGTGATTACTGTTATAGACGAAAATACTTATACAATCACAGTTTCTTCTGAAACAGCAACAGTCGGTAACGTAAGAGGCGGAGGGGACATTGCAACGGCGGGGGCGGGGACTGCAGTTGTGGGGGACACTTTTGACACTACTTCTGTCACTTTTGACACAAGTAGTAAGACTTTTGACGAGGTTTAAATGGCAAAACAAACAGTAGGGATTGGCTCTGCCGCAAATGATGGCACTGGTGATACTCTGCGTGATGGCGCAGATAAGATAAACGACAATTTCAATGAAATTTATACCGCATTAGGCAACAGTTCAAATGTGCTAACTGACATTATAGATGCCAACGGTCTTTTTGACGTAAGTTCTGGTGCAAACAAGATTGTTTTTTATTACGCTGCTTTGACTGATTTACCAAGCGCATCAACCTATCATGGCGCGGTTGCCCATGTTCACGCAACTGG